TTATCATCTCCATATCTGCATTGTGTTTCTCTAACCGTTCCTTGTCTTTCTTGTATACATCTGAACTAAATCCGTTATTTATTAGATATTGTCTAATATCTGCAGGTAGTTTGAATAAAGGTACTGGTGCAACTTGTGCCTCAAATGCAATCCTACCTTTTGGCTTAGCCACAACTGTGTTTCAGACGTTTCAGATTATGTTATCTGAACTCTTTTTCACCTTTGGTTCTTCTACCTTGCTTATTTCATTTTCAATAACGGTGCTAACTGGTGTTTCTTCTTCAATTACTGGTGCTTTTACTTCCACCTCTTGTAGCTTTTCTCATTTCTTTGGTGGCTTTTGTCATTTCTTAAATGTCATTGCTTAATATTAATAGATAAATCTAACCGATACCATTACTTGCATCTATTGACTGCATTCAACTTACATTCAGTGATTTATTCTGACTTCGGTTGACTCTGCTTCCCTCACTCATTCATGTACCACTGTCTAAGTTGTTTACTGTGTCATAGTTTATGTTAGTTAATGGGTCGTTATTCTCTCAAGCAGACTTAAAGTCTGTCACTTTTGGCTGACTAGCCATGTTCATCTCTGTTGTTCCTAGTCATTGCTGTACCATATACTGTAATGCTTGTATAGCTCTAAACTTAGCATCTGTATCTTCAGCTCTGTTATAGTACCATAATCTCATTTGGACATTGGCATTCTGTGGGATGTAGATACTTATGTTCTGATTTAGCAACAATACGTCCATCTTGCATTGGTAATCTTCTGGAGACATCTCAGTTACTGAATCTATCTCACTTTCATCTAGTCCATCGTAGTATGCGATAGCTCTACGGATATTATTTAATAAGAATGGTGGAGTTTTAGGGTCTGATACTAGCATATTGTATTGTCCCATATATGCTGCTTTCTTCTCTTGATAGATGATGTCCTTGATAATAGGGTCTACTATCATGATTGAGAAATCTCCACGTATATCCTTCTTACTTACTTTCTTATATGTTCAGCTTAATCAGTTATTTACTCTACGGATTACCTTCTTAGAACTATTCCTCCAATGGTATAACATGAAGTCTCTATATAGTTCTGCAAAGTCCTTAGTTCAGTAAGATAAAATCTGATTCTGTAATGATGTAATCATATTAGCATTGATTTTCTGTATCTTACTGGCTGTTGCTGTGTTAGGGTCTGAGTTAGAACTTAATCCTAATCACTGTGCTGTAGCATTAGTAAATGATTCTGCTAATGCTTTGTTCTTAATCATACCAAGAGAGTTATATAAGTCTGAACTTATTTGACTCTGTGGTAATTCATAAACCATTGAACTGATAGGTTTTGTAAGGTCTCTCATTTTAACAGGAAACCATCTGTTCTTAATACTCTGATTCTTCAAAGTATTAATATTATTCATGAATACCTGTTCATCTATGAAGATATTTCCTCACATAGCCTCTCTAGTAACCTTAATCTTATATAGATTAAGTAAGAGTTGCTCTGTTCTATGTCAGTCTTCTATAATATTTACTAATGATGTTCCCCACCAGTCTTGGCTGTCGTATGCAAATCCATAAACAGCGATAGGTATCTTATTATCTGTCTCTGGTACATCATATATATCTAGGATTTGGTCGCAGAGCATAAGTACTAAGTATAACTTATTCTCTTTAGTTTCTTCATCGTAGATATATGTGTAGTGATAGTGGATTGTGTAATGTCCTGTTGTTGAATTGTAGCAAGTACAGATATTTCTTAGGAATGCATCCTCTGTCTCTAATCCGTTTAGATAAACATCATAGTGATGGATTATCATTTCCTTGAAATCTTTATTAGCACTTACTGGTAGTTCTTCTAATTGTTTATATGTAATAACTCTATCAAATCAGAAGAATGGGTAGTCTTTAACTAAGAGTGAACCGTCATTGTAAGGATAAACAAATCTAGGGTCTATCCTTTGAACTGTAGGCACATTCTTTTTAGAGTCATATCAAGTAAAAAGAAAGACAGCTTTTCAGTATTTACATACATCCTCTAGTCACATATATCTATCAAATCACCAATTCTGATTTTGATAATCTGTTTTATACATATCTGTGAAGTTTCTAGCTTCCATTTGATATAGCACGTTCTCGTCTTCCCATGATACATCTGGTTCGTTGATTATACAAGTAGCTTGCATAGTCCTAGAAACACTCCAGAAAATCTGACTTCTTAATAACTCATCGTTCCTTTTAGTTGAGTATATATCTTTCTGAGTCATAAAAAGAGAGTTCTTAGAACGGTTAGCCTCATAACCGTGCCTATACTCTCACATTATCTTCTGCCTTAGCTCATCTGTTAATTTAATCATTACCTAGCTATTGAAGTTAAATAACTACTTATCTCATCATCAAAGTATCTTAAATAGGGATACATTCTCATTATCATGGTATCTAATAAGTCTGGACTCCTTCAGATTCTTGCTTTCATCTTGTCCTTTGTCTCTATCCTAGTCTTACCATCTATACTCTTCTCATCTATATAGCAGTTCATCATCTCCTGTGTCAGTATTTCCCAATCCTTATCAGCATCCAAATGTTCCCATTTGATAGCAATTTCTCACTTCTGCACCTTTTCTTGTAGTAGGAACGCACATTGGCTTTTTAGATTAGCATAGTTCTGTTTTGTCCCTGTCTCTACTGGTTTAGAATTGTTCACAAATCCAGTTGAATAAGGGATTCAGTCTACTACTCATCATCCTACTCAATCGGCATCTATAATTATGTTCTTGGCTTCTATCTCGTATTGATTCTGAATCAGCCTTATAGATGTCTTTACATCTTCCACACTACTCTTAGCATAAGTCCATACTCTAACCCAAGTATTACCTCTTCGTAAGCTAATCCTTGTAGTATCCTTACCAAACCTTGCTACATCGCAGATTAGGAAGTAATTATCACCATGAGATTCGTTAGTCCTTAGACTATCTAGGTCTCATTGCTTGAATAATAACCAGTTGTTATCATCAAAGTCCCATTTACCGTACAACAATCTCTGCTTTGTCCTCTCACTAGCTCTCTCTAAGTTCTGGATATATCACTTGTCTATGAAGTTGTTGGAGTACACTAGAGATGGAATAAAGACAGCTTGTTTTCAGTCCTTATGCTTCCCTTTGTAGTATCTCTCATAAACATGTCATGGATTAGGGTTAAATGTCTCTAACACTTTACCTAATATTCCATACTCCTCATTCTTGAATCTTCATACTCTGGTTTGGAGTATCTCAATTCACTCTAAAGGACATTCAGCACTCTCTTCTACGAAAGCTCATGTAAGTTCCAGACTTCAGAACCTGTTATACAATGGGTCTTGTGGTAAATAGCATCACTCCCTTAATAGTATCTGACTACCATTGGGAAAGGTTATTACATTTGATACGTTATTAAGTTTACCTCTCATGTCTTCTGGTATGTTGTAGTCCCTGTAGAATTTCTCTAAGGAAATAACAGAAGTCTGCTTGATATTCTTAATAGTATCACGTACTAGAGCATATCTGACTCATGGATATTGGTTGCACATTCTCCATAACCAGATGATTCATAGATAAGTCTTACCTCATCAGGCTCATCATCCATAACCAACAGCAGTGTGATAGTCGTCTAACAACACATCAAATGCTTTCTGTTGATTCTCTGTCAGTTTTATCTCTACATTTGGCATTATATTATGTACGTCTACATTTCTAAAATTTTTTTAATTTTTTTTGGCATTCTCTCTCATCTGTTTTAATAAGTCCTCATAATCCTTCTTCTCTTTAAGTCATTGTCTCCATTTCCTCTGTCTCATAGACTTAGGATTCTCGCTATACGCTATCTGGTCTACTAAGTCATCTGGCGTTATCTTACTCCCTACTCGTTGCTGAAACTCAAGGAGTCCAAATTCCTTAATACTTGTTCCTCATTCTCTCGTGGAGTCTGCTTCTCTACTTCTCAAGAATTCGAGTATCATTGTCAGACAGAGCTTGGCTTTGTATCATTCTGAATGTCAGGGTTTGTTGTATTTCATTCATTACTAGCCACTGATATAAATTGCACTACTGGTGCTGTTGTTTCTTCTCATTCTTCTACTACTTCTGGTTTGTAGAACTTATCTCTTAACTTCAAATACTCTAATGCTGTCTTAGCATCTCATTGTCTTATCCTCTTCTGTATAGCTGCTCTTGCTACCATCTTCGGAAACTGTTTAGCTATGTCCATCCTCCTAGCGAAGTCTGGATTCTTCTCCCTATGCTTATAATAGGATGGAACACTTATTCCTGCTAACATACATCCTTGCTCTATTGTTCAGTCTAACTGTAAGCACTCCTCTATAATCTTATATTCCCTCTCTCAGATTTTTGTGCTTGGCTTATCTACTGGTTTAGGTAATAACTCATCTACTGTTTTGACTTTAGCAAGCGTGTTAGTATCTCTTACTTCTTCACCCTCTATCATCTCTCTTAAATAAATATATAAATCTGAATCGCTGTGTTCTGCACCATACCTTTATTAACTCATGCCGTTCCAACTTACTCTTGTCTAATGGTGTATGGATGGCTCTGTATAAATCCCAATGGCTTCTGTTTAGCCTTGAATAGAATGAGTTGTAATCAACATATGGAAGTCCTCTTCTCTTCATGAGCTTCTTATGAACTTTCCAACATTGTTTAGTGTTACCTCTAATACTTAGGTAATCTCTAGGATAGACGAACTTTTGCATTTTTTATTATTAGAAAAATAAAGAACTATAAACGGTTCTTGCATTTATTCCGTATAACCCTCCACTTCTTCTTTGGTGCATAAAAATTCTTAGTAGCCCATAGTCTCTCATTCTCATCTATGAGCTTTGGTATCTCCATCTTTAAGTCGTATTTCTTTCACTTACCATGAAAATAATCTACTACTAACTTACTTAACCTCTCTGCTGTTCACTCTCAGAATTTTTTATCTAAGTTCACATCATACTGATGATTGACTCTCTCTTTTGCTACTGTATCTCATTTAGGTCATGTAGTCCAATTACATTCGTGACACTGTGCATTGATATTCTCTGGCTCTAAACATAATGTCTGGAATCTCCTAGAGAACCTATGCCCTCATGCTAACTCTCACCATGAGAATGTTTTATGTGTAGCATGTGATATACAAGGTCAGTTCCCATCAGCATCTGTATCCCTTAACTTCGCATTCTCCTGTGCTATATCCATAGCAAACTGTAATGGCTTAATCTTAGGTGCATCTGATTTATATTCCCTCTTAGGTTTTCATTCTAATACCCTAATCTCATTTAACATCTTCCTGTTATACTGTTCCTCCTTCTTTTTTATTTCAGAATTCTTTTTCCTTTCTAATTTACTAATCTCATATTCCCAATTAGCTTCAACCTTCTCTTTTTTCTTAGATAGTAAAATAGAG